TGGGTCATAGTTGACGTGCCATTAAGTCATGCTAAGGATTGGCTATGCCCTCGGAAGCGTATCTGTTTCGATTGGAGGCAAATCCTCCCGCCTACCTATGGTCAGGCGTAGGTGACTTTGATGTGCCGGGTGATGCGCTAGTTGGTCCCGCCACTACGCGCTACCGAGGCATTGGCACGCTTACCGGTATTCCCGTTCTGCAAAACCTCATCAATGGCACTGCTGATCGCGCTGAGTTCACACTATCCGGAGTGGATGCCATTGCGCTTGCTTACGCCCATGAAGATCGCGACAGCATCCCCGGATCATTAGTCCGCATCGGCTCTGTTCCTGATGACCTTTCTGGCCCCGTCGATTGGGAGTGGGAAGGGCGTGCCGACACCATTTCCGTGGACAGCCAAGGTCAACAGGACGGCGGGCGAGTGCGCTCCATCACCATTTCGGTTGGCACTGCCAGCGTGGGCCGCTCCACGGTTGGCCTGACGACATTCACCGACGCGGATCAGCGACAGCGTTCGGCGGATGATGCGTTTTTTACTTATATTGCTGGCATAACCTCCACAAGCAGGGCCTTCGGACCAAAATGAATCTATCATCCGACCTCCATCGTTTTATCGTCAACGGCTCGTCCTTGGAATTTGAATACGGCCCTCATGATTGCGCCATATGGCCTGCAAATTGGTGTGTGATGCGAGGCCATGATGATCCCGCCGCTCGATGGCGCGGGAAATACGATGAGGCTGGGGCGCAAGCCTTGGTTGAAAAACACGGCTTGCTCGATTTGTGGACGCTAGGAATGATCGACGCGCAAATTCCCGAGTGTGACGAACCGCAAATTGGCGATGTTGGCATTGTCGAATGCACTACCGCAGACGGCATAAATCAATGTGGCGCGATCTACGGAGGAAAACGCTGGCACGCTCTCTCGCCAAAAGGCGTGTTTCAGGCTAATATGCCCGTAATCAGGAGTTGGCGGGTTGGGTAAGGCTATTGGCATCATTGCCACGGTTACGGCCGGCGTTGCGCTGGCAGCGACTGGTATTGGTGCGATTGCTCTTCCGGGGTTAGCCGGTGCTGTTTCTATTTTTGGCGTATCCACGTCAACGCTGCTATTGGCATCAACTGGATTATCGCTTGTTGCTGGCTACCTGAATAAAAAATCTGCAAAGCCAGAAACTACAATAACGGGTCAAAAGCAATCTATTCCCCCGCGCATTCGCGCTTTTGGACGTTCTCGACTGCACGCTTATTATGCCCTTTATAAAACCGCCCCCGACGGAAGCGCGGTCGATACACTTGCTTTTATGGATGGTCCAGCAGACGCCATTGAGCAGGTATACCTAAACGACGACAAGGTAACCATCTCTGGCGGCTACATACAGGGCCTGCCAAACAAAGCTTATCAAGGCAACCATGTCTTAGCCGGATACACCAAAGGCGCTTACCCCAACACTGCTTTTAGTGCTGTGATGGCTAAAATCAGCAGCTACACCGCTAAGTTTCGCGGCGATGGCGTCGTAACAGGCTACCTCATCAAGACACAAGAAAAAGAAAAATACTATTTAGAGACATATCCGCAGGGCGACAACGTCGAGATGTCACTAGTTGCACGCTGGGGCTATCAATACGATCCACGTGATGCATCGCAAAACATCGCCCATGACCCGACACGCGCAGATATGTGGAGCGGGGGCAATTACATCGGCACATGGAAGTGGACCGAAAACCCCGTGCTGCACTTGCTGTGGTTCCTCGTGTGGGATCGCGGATATGACTACGCTACTCGTATTGCGCCGACGGTTGAGTATTGGAAAGCCGCAGCTAACGTATGCGACGAAGCCATTACGCTGAAGGCTGGAGGGACTGAGCCACGCTATAGGTCTTGCGTGTCTTACGCCGCCACGTCTGCTGAGAAAGAGATTTTGTCTAGCATTATCGAGACGTTCGATGGCTGGATTGAAGAACGGGGTGACGGCGCATTCGTAATCTACGCTGGCAAAGTTTATACGCCCACTGTCACCATAGGTCCTGATGAAATTATCAGTTCCAACTTGCAGAATTTTATTGAAACAGAAAACGGCATAGATCAAGTCAAGGTGACTTATGTTTCCAGCCTGCACGATTATACCGAAGTCGAGGCTACGCCCTGGGGCAATATCGGCGGAACTCGCGTTGGCACGATTGATGCTGCAACTCCATCCTATAGCCAAAATCGCCGCCTAGCCAAGCGTATCATGGACCGCACCAATGCCACGCAGCGCGGGTCGATCACGACGACGTTGGCGGGGCGCAAGGTGCGAGGGCAGCGGTTCATCTACCTCAACCATACCGAAGGAGACATTACGTTTTTCTCGGGGTTGGTCGAGATAACCAAGCTGTCGCGCAACTTTGAAACTGGCGGATTGGATTTTGACTGGATCGCAGTTGATCCCAATATTGACGCTTGGAATCCTGCTACCGAAGAAGGCAGCGGCGCTGCGGTTGGGGATACCATTGCGCCCGATCCCGTATCTACGCCAGCCATTACGTCCGCAACGGTTAATTTCAGCGCAGACAGTGGCGCTGGCGCTCCGGGCGCATTTGTACGCCTTATCATATCTGCTCCTAATCGAGATGATCTAACGTGGTATGCCCGCACCAAACTTTCTGCTGCTACAGTGTGGGGTGAGCGTGAATATACCGACCTCGACAGTGGGCCATCGGTGCAAATTGATACAGAGTTTGTGCCGACAGACGCCATGGTTGATTGTCAGGTTGCGTATCGTACCGGCGCTGGCATAAATAGTGATTGGTCGCCTACTGTTACCGTCAACACCTCAACAGCCACGGTTAAGACCGATTATGACGGCGGAAATGCGAGCGGCACATGATTGTAACTTTTCGCATACGACGCGATACGTCAGCTAACTGGACTTCAACGAACCCTGTTCTTGATTTAGGTGAACCGGGCCTTGAGACAGATACGCGCCGAGTGAAATACGGCGATGGCAGCACGACGTGGCGGAACCTCAAGTATGCCGTAGCCGCGCCCAAGCCGTTCCTGAGCGTCAACCGGCAGGCCTCGTCTGGGTCTTTCCAGACGATTGGGCGGGCGTTTACGTTGATCCAGCTCAACACGGCCGTGACGGATACGGCCACTGGCTACAACACATCGACGTTCCTCTACACCGTACCCGAGACCGGCACCTATCGTGTCGAGGGCAATTATCGACTGGTCGAGCCCGCCACGACTGGCATCAACTGCGCGATCGGCGTTGATGCGGTGACTGGCTCCGGCACGCCCTTCACTGATGGCTTTGCGACGCGCTGGCTATCCGTGCCGCCCGTGACGACGGGGGCTGCTCGACATGTCATGGCAATCTCGCGAACGCTCAGCGCCACACAGGGCCAAGTTATCCGCCTTTACGGCTATATCGACAGCGGGACTGCCATTGGCATCCAGTCTGGCGAACTTACCGTTACCATGATATAGACTAAAACGTGGCTTTGATATTTCCTGCCCATAGGTTCAATCCTTCTACGGTCAAGGTTTCTCTTGTCGGCAATGTGGTAACGTCGCCTGCGACAATTTCTGGCGCAGTGCAAGTCTTGCGTACCGATGGTGGCGGTCTGATGCGGGTTGATATGAGCGGAATTGTCATCCGAACACCTGAGCAAATACGAAAATGGCGAGCTTGGATTGGTGAGCTTGGCGGCGGCACGACCGTCGTCAGGGTGCCTGTGGTCGATATCCGCCGCGCCCCCATGGCTATGGCCGGGCAACGACTCAACAAACCAGTTGTAGTTCGTAACACGGATGTTGACCCATGGTTTTCAGAGGCCAGCCCCTATGGCCCCAACAGGGCGATTGTGGCTACAATATCAGCTTCCGCTTTACGTGCGCGACAGGCTACAATTACTATTGCCAAGGGTTCTCCTGTTCACGGGGGCGAATATTTCGGCATTTTGTATGCAGATGGCACTAGCCGAGTGCATATGATAAAGCGCGTATTGTCTCGTAGCGGTTTTGCTGCCGTCGTGACGTTTGAGCCACCATTACGGGCGGCGGTATCGGACAATACTCCTGTTGATTTTGAATGGCCATGTTTTTCCGGCAGGCTGGTTCCAGATGGTGACTATGCGCCAGAAATTTCGCTAAATCACGGCTCTACGTCAATTTCATTTATTGAGGCGTTTTAATGAGCATCATTCCAGGAAATGTGGAATTTCCGCTTTATCGTTGGGCGGGGCCTGGGCAAAACAGGCTAACGCTTGATTTTGTTGGCTATGATTTCTCTGGCGCGACGTTCGGCGTCCAGTTTCGCGAATACCGCGATCAACCGGGGGCTCCTTTGTTGTCAATCACCAACGCATCGGCAAATTCCGAAGGCGTATCTGTTTCTGTCTCGCAAAAACAGATAAATGATGGTAATTCGACATACACAGCAACGGTATCCACCATCATCATCCAGCTAAACGAAACTACGGTTGAGGGTATGATTCCTCCCGGCTCAAACGGCGCTCCGGTTGGTGATAAGGTCACTGTGGTTTACGATTTGCAGATTATTTCAACCGGCCTTGGAAAAGTGCGATGGGTTGAAGGAAATGCACCTATTTATGCAGGGGTTACTCAATAATGGCTGACGCCCAAATCATTGTACGTGACAATAAAGCTATTGTTGTTCCTTTTGGAGCAGACCTGCTTGCACCTATGGTTGCGGCTGCCGCCAATAGCGCGGCGCAGGTTGCTGCTGCCGTTGCTACTATCGTTCCGCAAGCTACCGCTGTCACCACTAGCAATACGTCCAGTGGGACGGTGTATACGCTCAACATTGGCGGAGCGCCGTTTACGGATGGCGCTTTTTTTGATTTTTATCCGCCAGATGGCAATCTTGGCCCCGTACAGGTCAAGGTAGGGTCCAACACGCTTACCGTGTACGATCTTAATCAGAACAATCTTCCTGCTGGCGCACTACCGCAAAAGTCACTTGTTCGTATTCGCCTTAATTTGTCTGCTGCACGCTTCAACCTGTTTAACGTGCTACCGACGAAGGTTGCGACGGATGACGCCGCAAACGCCGCGGCTGGCGCACGAGGCGTGGTGGAAGGTCTTTACAAGACACCGCTCGCCCTGCCAATTAACAATAACCCCAACAATCTGGTTTTCACTAGCGCACCGCAGCCGGGCAATCAAACTGATTTTTCCGTGCTCATCACCGCGACCAATACCGGACAAACGTTCATCAATGCCAACGGTCGCAGTATGCGCGTTACCAAGCCCGGCGGCGCGGATGTCGTGGCGGGCGACTTGACGGCTGGCTATGTTGTCAGCCTCCATCGGTCGGATGAAGGCGGTGGAATCGCGTACATCAACAGCGCTACATCTGCCTCGTTGCCGGGCGTACCTGTCGGTAATCAAGACGGCAATATTCTGTACAACCCATACGGCGCAGTCGCCATCAACAGCGGCACAGTATCTGTTACACCGATCAACCGCTACTTTGCAGTTATCGGTAGCAGCAACGCTGCGACGACGCAGGTGGCAGATGGCTCGCGTCCCGATCAGATGATAAAAGCCGCGCTTGATGATTATTTTCCGGGGTCCGGGCTTAATTTTGTTGCGGAGTTGCAAGCGACGCAAGGTACGGCATGGGACAACAACGGTACGCAACTTAACAAGTGCACACAGTTTATGGCGGGCAACTCGGAATGGGTTTTCCCGTATTTCTGGATGAACGATTGCCGCACGATTTATTATAATGATGGTGGCGGCTTCCCGTTCCAGCTTAATGCCATGCTTGGTGCGATCGACTACATCCGGTCCAAGGGCGCAGAACCCGTGCTGTCCACCGGCTTCCATCCCGATCCGCGCGCCGGACCCGACTCCGCCTCAACGGGCAAGGCGCTTGATCCGTTCTATTTCAGCGATACGCGCGCCTATCCTGATGGCGGGTCAGGGCGTAGCATGGTTTGGCCGGTATTCAAGGCTTCTCCCGTCAGCCCGACCGCTGACATGGTGCCATCTGCCAACGTGTCGGACGGATCGCTGCCGGGCTTTATGATGTTCCGTGATTGGACTGGCGGCGGTGTGCAGCGCACGGGCTATGCTCGCGTGTGGCATTTCAATCGTACCATTCGCTACGCCGCGGCGCTGAAAAATTGCGTGTTGATGGATTTGGAGCGCTCGACCTACCGTCTGTGTATCGAGCCTATTGCCGATAAGGGCAGCGGGCTTAGTACATACTATAACATTAACGATCCGCTGCATCCATATGCCGCTTTTTATCAAACTGGCATCAAGCCGGTTATTCAAGAGTGGGCGCGAGCCCAAGCGGAAGGGCGTACGGACATTCGTGTATTTCGAGGTTATTAATGAGGTCCGCCCTCTTCCAAGCCATCCGCCCTTTTGCACCGGCTAACAAATTGACGCCAGATATGGTAGAGTCAATTGACGCATTGGCCGATAGCTTTGGGCTGGCAAGGGTAGAGGGCGGCATGGCTACACCATTGACGATTAAAGGCGCTCAGGAGTTGATATGCCATGAGGCTATCGTGCCGGAGTGGTATCTTGATTCCGAGGGCATTGGTACTTGGTCTGTGGGCCTGACCAAAGCGTCGGGCATTGACGTTATCAAGTATAAGGATAACCCAGCGCCTATCTCGGAATGCCTATCCGCCTTCGTTGGCCGCTTGAAGGCGATCTATATTCCTGACGTGCTAAAGGCGTTCGAGGGGAAGGCCTTGAGCGAGGCACAGTTTGCCGCTGCGGTATCGTTCCACTATAATACGGGCGCTATCAAGCGCGCCGATTGGGTCAAATCATTCATGGCTGGCAATGTGGCCAAGGCTCGCGGTGAGATTATGAACTGGCGTTCGCCTGCATCGATTATCGAGCGCCGCGGCAAGGAGCGTGATTTGTTCTTTGACGGCAAGTGGTCGAACGATGGGACGGCGTTGATCTACGCTGTATCCAAGCCGTCCTATCAACCCGTCAAGCCGGTGCGGCGTAGCATTGTGGCTGATTTGGCCAAGGCAATGGCATGAGCAACGCCAACCATCAATTCTACGCCTTTATGGCAGTTGTGTCGGCCATGCTCCT